AAGCAAGGCGCCAGCAGCTCGCTGGCGCCTTATTATCAGTACCACCCAAAATGCTACTGTAGGTTGTGCTTAAAATTAAGAAAAAAAATAAGCTACAAGCAACAAGCAACAAGCCAGGAAGCAACAAGCAACAAGCAGCTGCTGGGGGTACTTGACATTTTAATTATAAGACTTTATAAGATAGTAAAAGAAAGGATAAAAATATGAAAGTAAAAGACGCTAAAAAAATCACAGAGTCCTTGACCCGTACGTCAAAAATGCCTGGCCTTAGCTACTCGCTGCCAGCGTGGGCTTGTCAAACAGGCGCTAAGCTTAGGAAGATTCCAACGTCCCCTTGTTTTGGCTGCTATGCTATGAAAAATAATTATATACGTTACCCCGCAATTAAGGCTGCACAATACAGGCGGCTTGACTCAATAACTCATCCTGACTGGGTCCAGGCTATGGCGGTACAAATCAAGCGCCAGAAGTGGTTCAGGTGGCATGACGCCGGAGACCTGCAGAGCTCCGAGCATATGCAGAAAATTATAGAAGTATGTAAGCTCACCCCTGACACACAGCACTGGCTACCAACACAGGAAAGGCAATATTTGCCAGACCCTGCGGAAGTTCCAAAAAATTTAATTATAAGATTAAGCGCTGCGAAGGTTGACGGGACAGCAGGCAACGCCTGGACCCATAGCTCAACGGTGGTGACTGATGGAAGCGCCAGCTGCCTGGCACCTTCTCAGGGTGGCAAGTGTCTTGACTGTCGAGCGTGTTGGAATAAAGATATAACTAACGTAAGTTATGGCAAGCACTAAGCTCGCCAGTTTAGAAAGGTTCTAATGTGGTTTTTTCAAAAACATAAATGGAAATGGAGATATGATAAAAGCGACAAGCCACAAGCAACAAGTCGCCCGTCACATGCGAGTGGGTGGAAAGCAACAAGCTACAAGCCTCAAGCTACAAGCAATCAAGATACAAGCCACAAGCTTCAAGCGACAAGCAACAAGCGTCATCTAACTTAAAGCCACAAGCAACAAGCTGCAGGATACTAGTACCTGGAAACATTTTGCAGGCACCATGAGTCCTGTGCCTGGCAATGATAAAACTATTCTGTGGATGTCTTAAATGAAAGCTAATTTGATGAGGTGAAAGATTAATTTTGTTAGCAGATGTTAGCTTTAGTTCAACAGTGAAAAACTTGCCAGAAGTATTATACCCCAATAGATCGGGAGTACCCAATACGCTAGTATTTTCAAGTCTAGTCCACGAAATAGTCGGTGTAATATTTTTAAGATCATGCCATAATTTTGTTTCAGGTTTCATCAAGTAATGATGCTAACAGCTGCTTACAAAATTAGCTTTGGTTTACCCATTGGAGCCAGTTCTTGGTGTGTATTTATCACTAAACGATGTGTCTCTCTAGCACCTAAAATTTTATTTTCAACTAAATTAATTGATTGAACATCAAAATATCTTCCGTCTGGTGTTCGTACTTGTACACGAGCATCTTGAGCTACACTTGCCTTCATCTTTGGTCCTAGAAATCTTTCTAGGATTGGCATTAAATCTCTACCTTTCAGCATTATCTTTTCCTATCATTGTTCTTAGATTATCATTTTCTTCAGACAATCTATCAATGTCTTGTTTTAATCCATCAATGACTTGCCCTGCTTCTCTACACTTTTTTTGTAAAAATTCTTTTTGTTTAGTCAACATATCAATGACTAAGGTAAGATCACCATTGCCTCTGTCTTCTTTTATAGAATGTTTAACCTCATTTTCGTAGGTTTTATCTTCGTCTTTCATGTTTGACTTTATAAGACATTATATTTATATTGTCAATTATGGATAAACCACAAAAGAAGAAACCAGGATTACCTGCTAGACTCACACCTATGCAAATGAAGTTTGCAGAGTTATTGGTGTATTTTGAAGGCCGTAAATACGCCTATGAATGTGCATTAGAAGCTGGCTATTCTGGTGGTAATACTGAAACAGAGAATACATTAGGAGCAAGAGTCGAAGCTAGTAGACTGCAAAATCCAAAACTATTTCCTCACGTTGTTAAGTACATTGGAGAATTAAAAGAAGAACGTAATAAAAAATACGGTATCAATTACGGTGGACACTTAACTGAGCTCGGTAAAATTAGAGATCAAGCATTAAAAGACAGATCATATTCTGCTGCCACTGTGGCAGAGAAAGCTAGAGGTCAAGTTGGTGGTCTTTACATAGAACAAAAGATTATTAGAACAGGTAAGGTTGAAGACTTAACAGAAGAAGAATTAGACAATAGAATTGCTAATATCGTAGATGATAACTCTAGAATCTTAGAAGTAAAAGAAGAGACAGATCAAGATCCTAACGAGATCAAACCTAAATTACCTTTAGCTTAATTAATTTTCTTAATAGATTGAATTACAGAAGTTGGAATAATTGTAGTACTACCTATGTTTTCAAATGTAGGGTTATCTTTAGACAAGATATAATCACTAAATATTCTAGTGATACCTTTGCTTTGACTTAACAGATATCCTTTAGATACACATGTCGGTAATTTTTCTTTGTTTAAATCTTTTGTGTTGGACCAACCCGCATCACCTTCGATATCAAGCCACGTTATTTCTACGAATGGATAAGACTCAATCTTGTTGCCTAAAGATTTTATATTTAGTGGGATAGTTTTTTTGTTTTTTATTTTTCTTTTGCTTTTTTTCTTCATCATAAAAACCTGGGTTATGTTTTTTATTAAACTCTTTTATCCAATCAGATTGACCAGACCAATTCTTGTTTCTTCCCATCATAACTCAACCCCTATAGCATTTCTAGAAATTTTTTACTATATTTGGAACCCAAAAGTTCCTCACAGCCCCTAGACGCTCTAAAACCGTTGGTATTCCTTGCTGATCACCTCAACCCCAGATCACCTCTATTTTGAAAAACCCTTTTTGCAAAAACATGTATTCTCAAATTACTATAGGGAGGTGATGAACCCCGTAAAACCTCACTTTTTGTAAATGTGTGACATATATATCACACTAAAGGCAGTCTACACAGTACCTTGGATCCCTGCTGCTTGTCCAACCATACAAGTGATTGTTACATTTTTTAGCTTTACAGTAGATAACACCCTTACCCTTGTCGCCTGACGCTTGGTCCTGGTCCCTTGTTTCTTTATCTCTTGGTTCTTGGTTCTCGTTTTTAGTCGTCATTTTGTTCAGCCACCTCCTGTAATAACATTATTTTATTTTGCGCATGAGATATTACACCAAGATGTTGCTCGATTCTAGTATAAAGTCCATCTAATTGATCAACTGGAGCTAAATTAGTTTCAGCTTGTAACAATTTTCTTAATGACTTCTCTTCTCCCATCATGATAGTGTATTGCCTTTTTATTATTTCACTTACTATTTTTTTGTTCATAGTATCTGTCCACCCTTTCTAAAAACTGATTTTGATATTTAATAAACTCCTTACCATTTACAGTAAACTTCTGGAAATAGTTGTCTGGGGTGCACATCAGCACTACACCCTGAGTTATGTCGGTATTGTAGACTTGGTTATGAGCCATCGCATAAGCGCCTAACTGCATAAAATAGTCATTAACCCATTGTCTTTGCTTAGGTTTATTAGATTGTTTAAAATCTATTATACTATCTTCATAGTCATAAACGCCAACCAAATCTGTCTGGCCTGCATACTTACCGGGATAATATAAAGTTACCTCTGATCCCCATACTTCGCCAATATCTTTTAATCCTTTCTCAATAATTGTATCTGCCATAGCTTTAGCAATCTCACCTTCTGGTGTTAGATCTAAATGTCCATCACCTAAAATATGTTTCTCTAAGTGTAAGTGCATGTTAGTTCCTCTAGCAGCTGATGAATCTCTAATCCTTTCAGCCTCTACATTGCCCACCCGAGCTTTCCACCTAGCCAAAGATTCTCTTTTTTCTTCCGATTCAGTTGCTTTTAGAATCGTTGTAACACTTGGTAATCTCTCCTTACCAATGTCATAGAGTCTTAGACCATCTGTTGTAGATCTCGTACAAGGTGGATAATTGTAAAGCTTGTTCCACTTCATATTAATAAACCTACAATCAAACCTAAACAAAACATAATTTTATGCGGGTGATCTATCCAGAGTAATTCTAGTTTAAACCTTATCTCGTTTATTATACCCATAACCATCCTTTCTGTTGCCGTATAGTTTTTGCCATGACCATGAAGTCAAAGCTGTTGAGTAATGATATATTTTTTCTAATATATACTTATACATGTTTTTTTCTAGTCCTTCCAAAAATTGTTCTCCAACACCATGATCTACATATAGATATGGCTGTAAAAATTACTGCTATGTGAAAACTTTCTAAGACTGTTGGATACATATCAAAGAAAGGAAATATAAATAACTGTATCATTGTTGACAGGATTAAACCACTACCAACATCTACACATGTCTCAAATAAATTTCTCATTTACATTCCATTCCTTTCATCTAATATTTCTAAGTCTTTTTCTTTTTCGGCTTCGATGATGGCGTTGCCGATTTCTTGGACGATTTTCGGGACGATAGAATTTCCCAATGCTTTAAGTCTGTGTACTCTGCCGGATACCCCATGAGCCACTCTACCCAACTCGGGTTCAGACTGCCACCAGCTTGAGTCGAAAGAGCTGTACCTCCCTGGCTGTACTTCTGTTTCCTGTGATGTACATCGTCCTGTACTGGAGTCGACCATAGTTTTATTCTCTCCTCTGCTACCTTCATTCCTAGTGTATGTCCCCTGGTCTTGCCTACTGATGGTGGTACTGTGTTCACTGAATCCTTCCAATCTCTGGCGTTCGGTGTTGGCCACATTAAATCTGGATGTGCCACTTGATCGTTGAGACTGATCGGCATTCCCTTCTCCAGTTTCATTTCCATTCTCTCCTTGGAGCTCGCCCCCCTGTCGCAATGTGCGTCTGGAGTTCTCCATATCTTCATCTCTTCCTGTTTCCATTCTATTGAGTGCAGCGCTGTCATCACGTTGTCGTATCTCAAATTCTTGAAATGGATTTTGATTGCGTTCCAATCCTCCACTGATGGATGACTGAACCCTGCTTTGTCCCGTCTGAACCAATGTTCTACTGTCGTCTTCTTGATGCCCGTCTTCTCGTGCAGTTCCTTGACTGATGTCTGTTCTCTCATGTAATCCACGAATTCCTGTTGTTCTGGTAGATTCTTCCTGGTCATCATTTCGTAGTCCTTGTACTGCTCCATTAGTTCTGGGTTGTTCATGATCTCCTGTGCCATCACCTCGTCTGCTAGAGTTATCTGGATCCTTGATCCCGTTGATCGTAGATTCTTTCCCTGCAATAGTTTCGTTGCGTGTTTCAGTGAGTCCTCTTTCGAATCCATTGTTGTCGGAGTTCTCCATATCTTCATGTCCGTTGTTGGTTCCCCATACTGAACCTGTTCTGCTAGATTCCCTGGTGGTACTGTCGTTCTGCCTATGCTCTTCCTGTATTCTACTCTCTTCTCCATTGCTTTCTCTGATCGGTTCGCTCTCATACTGGCTGAAGGGGTTAGCCACATTTGAACCTGTTGATTTAGTGGTGGCACTTGTCCTCCCCCTGGATGAGGTTTTCTCGGTTTCGTTATATTGTTTGAATCGAAAGTTGTTGGAGTCGACCATAGATTCTTTTCTGTTGGCAATAATCCAGAGTCGTTCACGCCTGTGAGGGGCTTGGACACCTGCAGCTGGAATATTGAACGTCCGGACTTCGTAACCTTCTCCTTCCAAGTCAGAGCACACAGTCTCGAAGACCACGCCGTCTTGGATGTTAGTAAGGCCTTTGACATTTTCTCCAA